AACGCAATAGCACCTGGTCGAATTGGTTGGCTGCAATAGGTATTGTATTGCTGTTAACAGTAGATTGGACAAAATTAATTATTGGAGGGTAAAAAAGCTATGGATATAGATAAACAGATTGACCTGGTATATGAGTGTAAAATGAAACTGATTGAGTTATTCACGCAATGCAATATGAAGTCGCGGTATGGTGATGATATAGAAAAATGTATTAGTGCTTTATCGTTTCTTGAATTTGATCTTGTAATTGAACAACGCAAAGGGTTAAAAGATGGTGAATAATAAACGCAACCAATACAAATGCTGGCGGTTAAACGTGCCTTATATGTTGAAGGAAGTCGCCCCGACCACCAGTAATATTGCAATAGCCTGGTACGCTTGCAAGAGTACTGATTTATTCTTGATTAAGCTCACAGGCAGTACACCACCATTGAGAGGGAATAAACATGGCTAAAAAACACAATAGCTTGCGTATTAAGAGAGCTAAAAAGTACAAGCAGCTGAAGCTGTTAGAAAAGAAAGCTAGATATGACAGTTCAGATGATATATTATTATCATTGAACAGATTAAAACAATCATTAACGAGGACTTAAAAATGACTAAGGAAGAATTTTTATTATTAAGATGCAAGAACATTGAGAGTGCAGGAAATAAAATTGATACTCTTTTAAAGAAGTTTGATAAGCAATTAAAAGCACCTACAGTCGATATTGATCCACGCCACTTTGATTTCATTATGGAAGATGGGGTTCAAGATGTTATATCTTACAGGCAAGGTGTCAGGGATTGCATGGAAGGAAATGTTTATCAAAGAGATAGGGTCTTAAAAGGTGATTCATCTTATGATATAGGCTACAATAATGAGTACGCACTTGAGCAACTAAAAGATGTTGAATCAAGAACTGAAGAACCAACATATGAGGATTTAGGATAATGGATAATTACGATAGGTACATATACGCTACAAGTTTTAATGAATATGAAGATGAGAAACTAACTGAATGTTTTGAGCAATTCATTAATGATGAAGATTTTAGAGTTGAGGCTCTATGTATTATAAATAAAAATTATCCAGAATATATGCTCGAATGTCATATCAATGGATCTAACCCTGAAGAGGGTTCATTGTTTGAGGATACAATATTAGATATGGCTAAAGAACAAGTTAATGAATCTAGGGATATGTAAATAGAATATTATAAGAATATTTTATCATATTTTTTCGTATAACAATGCAACCAAAAGGACAATTAATGAAAACAAATGACATATCAGCGTTCAGAAAGAATAATAAGCATGATCTTTCTGAGCGTTTACAAGAGTGCTTATTCTATCTTTTACTGGGGTTACCTACTAAAGCTATAGCTGATAAGATGGAATGCTCATTTCGTACTTGTAGACAACATACCAGGTTCGTTTACGATCAATTTGATGTTAACTCGCACACTGAGTTACTTGCTAAGTTTATTACACCAGAGACTCTGAAAGAGGAGCAAGAGCGAATGATGTGGAGGGCTTCTGATAATGAAAAAAGATAAGCTAGATCCTACCTGTCAAGCAGTCTTGGTTGGCATCTTAAAAGGTTTAAGCAACACTGAGATAGCAAACAAGCTAGGTAAATCAGATAATCATATTCGTATGCAACTCTATAAAATCTTAGAGTATTATGAATTACGTTCTCGTCCTCAGCTGCTTGCGGAATATGTTTGCGAATATGCCTTAGAGTGGGAAACCAAACAATTAGAGGGTACAAACTATCATGGAATTATTTGATGTGCTAATATTGAGTGTGTATGAAAAGCCAAAAAGAATAAGAACAGGAATTACTAGCAAGGAATTCGATACTTTTAATAGAGAGTGGGATCAAGTTAAAGATAAGGGTACAACACTATGCCTAGTGCCACATTATAAGGAAGGTCTTGATGAATAGTCCGCAGAAAGGTAACCCAATTTATAAGAAATCGTGTGAAAAGTGTGGCTCAAGCGATGCGAACCAGGTTTTTTCTTACGATAATAAACCTAATGATAGTTGGTGCTTTGCTTGTGAAACATATTTTCCTAGTGATGATAGCTTAGACAAAGTAGTACCAATAAAACAACAGTACAACAAGGTTAGCACAATGGAAATTGAAGATATTAAGAAATTGCCTATCAGAGCATTAGAAGATAGAAAGATCAGAAAAGAAACTTGTGCTGCTTACAGGGTAAGAGTTGCTTTATCTCAGGAAGATGGTGAAACAATCACCAGTATATTCTCACCTGATACAAGCGAGGGTATCCTGGTTGGTTATGAGCAAAAGCAAGTTAAAGATAGTGAGTCCAAAGGACTAACAAAAAGATTTATGTCTATAGGTGATCGTAAGGGCAGTTTAGATTTATGGGGCAAACACCATGCTTCAGCTTGTAATGGTCATAAACTTTATATTACTGAAGGCAGGCTTGATGCTCTGAGTTTATATCAGGTTATCAAAGATCACACTGCTGAGAAGTACAAGCATCTTAAACCATCTGTCGTCAGTTTAACTAAAGGTTGTTCAGGTGCAGTAAAAGATTTGATTAACAATAGAAACTTTGTCGAGTCATTCAAAGAGATCATTTTATGCTTTGATAATGACCAAGCAGGTGATAAAGCTGTTAAAGAAGTCTTAAAAGTATTTCCAATGGCAAAGGTCGCTACGTTACCATTAAAAGATGCCAGCGATATGCTTGTAGCCGACAGGGGTAAAGAGTTGTTTGAACAAGCTGTATGGAGATCGTCAGTCCAAAGACAGGGAGAAGTGGTCGAGGTTAATGATGAATTAATCAAGAAAGCATTACAAAGACCGACAAAGGGATTATCTACTTGTTGGTCTACTTTAGATGCAGTAACTCACAATGGTATATTAAGACCTAATAACATAGTTGTACTAGCTTCTTATCCTAAGGGTGGTAAGAGCGAATTTAAAAACCAATTAGTTAAACACATAATCATAGAGCATGGTAGACCAGTTGGTGTTTATGACCTTGAAGTCCACCCAATAAAAACCTTAAAACAGATAGCCTCTAAGTTAGCAAGAACAAACTTTTTGTTACCTGACAATAACTATGACGATAGGTTGTTAGCGTCTACATTAGATAGGTTTAAAGGTAATCTATTTTTGTACGATCGTACAGGCAGTAGAGATTGGCAAGACATCAAGGCTTGTATCATTGAGCAGCACTTGATTGATGGTGTATGTGAGTTCTTTTTAGATCCACTTACAGCACTAATATCGAGGTACACTAGCTCAGAAGCTAATGATAAGTTAAATGAGATAATGACTGACTTAGCTGACCTGGTAAACTGTTATCCTATTACTATCCTGTGCTTCAGTCACGTTAATCCACCCAGTAAGGGCAACAAGAGTCACGAAGAAGGTGGTAAGGTACTGTCTGGACAAATGACAGGATCAAGGGCTATCGAGAAATGGAGTCATATTGGCTTGGGCTTAGAGCGTGATAGATCAGCAGACTGCCCTCCTGAGAAAGTTAATCACAGTCAAGTTAAGATTTTATATGATCGTGAGTTTGGTACGAGTGGATCAGTAGATATGTTTTATGATAGTGAAACTACTGAGTATTTAGAACCTAAAACGAGGAGTTGGTGATATGTTAAATCAAAAAACTTTGAAGAAACACTTAGATTATGATCCTGAAACTGGTATTTTTAAATGGAAAACAACTCTTAATCGTAGAATTAGAGTAGGTGATGTTGCTGGAACTCTTAGACCAGATGGTTATATTCAAATAGCTTTATTCCATAAAGACTATTTAGCTCATCGTTTAGCGTGGCTTTACGTTAATGAGGAATTTCCAAAAGACCACATGGATCATATCAACGGAGTAAGGATTGATAATAGAATAGTTAATCTTAGGGCTGTGACATATACCGAGAATAATAGAAATAGGTCTTTGTCAAAACTTAACACCTCTGGAGTTATGGGTGTTAGTTGGTGTAAACGAGATCAAAAATGGCAGGTTGTAATACAAAAAACCTTCTATGGTAGATTCAAATTTAAGTCTGACGCTATAGCAAAAGCTGAAGAGGTTTACAAAGAACTAGGGTTTCATGAAAACCATGGAAGGGCTTGCAATGACTGAGTATGTATTTGATATAGAGGCAGATGGTATTGATGCAACAAAGATACATTGCATGATTGCTAATGGAGAAGAAGTAAATAGATTCTTCTTTAAGAACCTTACCAGTGATGATGTACTTATCGGACATAATATTATTCGTTACGACATACCAACTATTGAGAGGTTGTTAAATATCAAGATCAAAGCACAGCTTATAGATACCCTAGCTCTATCCTGGTACTTGTTTCCTACAATTAACAGGCATGGCTTAGAGCAGTGGGGTGAGCGTTTAAACATTGAGAAGCCAACCATTACTGATTGGGAGAACTTAACAAGAGAAGAGTACATTCACAGGTGCAAAGAAGATGTGAAGATTAACACTAAGCTCTGGGGTTTACAGAAGTCTTTGTTGATTAAGATTTATGATGGTGATTACCAACCATTAGTCCGTTACCTTTCATTCAAAATGAAGATGGCTATGCTGCAAGAGAAATCAAAGTGGAAGCTAGACGTAGATAAAGCTAACACCTTACTCAATGAGTTAGAGTTAAAGAATGAGCAAGCAATCAATGAACTATCTAAAGTTATGCCTACAGTTCCTAAAATAGCCAAGCGTAAAAGACCCAAGCTCCCTTTCAAACAAGATGGAAGTTTATCTGTAGCAGGTGAAAGGTGGAAAGTCTTAGCAGAAGACAATGGGTTTACTATTCAATACGACAAAGAAATAGAAGAAGTAGTAGGTCAAGAAGAACCCAATCCTACTAGCAGTAAGCAGATTAAAGACTGGTTATTTACTTTAGGTTGGAAGCCAATGACATTTAACTTTGTAGATGACAGGGAGATACCCCAAGTAAAAACTAAAGATGGTGAGTTGTGTAAGTCTATTAAGAAGCTATCCCTACTACACCCAGAAGTCCTAGTTCTCGATTCTATGGCAGTTGTCAAGCATCGTATAGGGTTGGTCAAAGGGTTACTAAAGAATGAGCAGAATGGCTTTGTACAGGCTTGTATACAAGGATTAACTAACACTCTTAGATTCAAACACGCAGTATGCGTTAATCTACCCTCTGCGAGAAAGCCTTACGGATTAGAAATTAGAGGTTTGTTGACAGCTAATGACGATAAAGAGTTGTGCGGTAGTGATATGTGTAGCTTAGAGGATAGAGTCAAGCAACACTATATGTGGGAGCATGATAAAGAGTATGTGCTTGAAATGTCTAAGCCAGACTTTGACCCACACCTTGACCTTGCACTATCTGCTAAAGCTATTACTCAACAAGAGGTGCAAGATTATAAAAATGGTAACAAACTTGATAGGATTTCTCAGTTACGATACAACTACAAGGGTGGTAACTATGCACTTCAATATGGTGCAGGAATTAAAACCCTAGCAAAACAGTTGGGTATTACCATGAAGGAAGCTAAAGTAATCAGTGAAGCCTATTGGGAAAGAAACTGGAGTGTTAAGGCTATCAGTGACAGCTTGGTAACTAAAGAAGTTGAAGGTAGTACCTGGCAGTACAACCCTGTATCTAAGCTATGGTACTCATTAAGAAGTGATAAGGATAAGTTCAGTACATTGTGTCAAGGTACAGGAACTTACTTGTTTGATATGTGGGTGGGGTTCATCTTAAAAGAAAGAGAGCAACTGACAGCTAACTTTCACGATGAAATAATATTGGAGGTAAAGAAAGGCAATAGAGATAAGTGTGTTAAATTGTTAGAAAATAGTATACAAAAAGTAAATTGTATGCTAAAATTGAATCGAGAGTTGCAGGTTGATGTGCAATTTGATAACAACTACTCAGGTATACATTAAGGAGATTGATATGGGATTTGAAAGAAAGTCACAACCAAGGGCTGCTAGCACCATGGAGTATGAGAACCTAACAGAGGGCGAACATGAAGCAAGGTTAATCTATGTAGCTGACTTGGGTATGCAAAACAGAGAGTACAAGGGTGAGGTTAAACCACCTGCACAACAAATATCTCTGTGCTTTGAAGTGCTAGGCTCTACTATTAAGATAGATGATGTAGAACAACCTAGAATTATTTGGTCTAAACCTTTTAATATATTTGGTACTATGTCTGGCTTGTCAACAGAGTATGATTACTTTAAGGCTTTTGTACCTACTGCTAAAGAGGATACAACTGCTGATTGGGAATCAGTATTAGGTGAACCAGTTAATATTATTATCAAACACGTCCACAAAGATGGTGCTGTGTACGATAATGTATCTGGTATTACTGCTATTCCTAGCAAGTATCGTTCTAAGGTAGATAAGGCTGTTACTACTGAGTTTGCTATAGCTGGCTCTGAAGATGTTGATAGTCCTGCTATTAAAACTTTGTTTGGTTTAGCTAAACACGTTCACGATAAACGTATTACTGGTAATGTTGCACCAGCTAAAGAGCCACAGCCAGTAATAGAAGAAGAAGTTTTTGATGATGCTGTTCCATTCTAAGTGAAAGCCTTGATAGATGGTGACATCATAGCTTACAGGGTAGGCTTTGCTTGTCAAAAGAAGGATAAGGAAACAGGGTTAGTTACGGCTGACCCTAAACCTTATGCTCTCCATTCTACTAAGCTCTATGTCAATCAGATAATAGACGACTGTGGCTGCAATAGCTACACCATATACCTCACACCTAAGACAACCTTTCGTAACAAAGTAAGAGATGACTACAAGGGCAATAGGAAAGACATTGCTAAACCAGTTCATCTTGAGGCTATCCGTACCTACCTGGTTAATATTTACAAAGCTAAAGTGGTAGATAATATAGAAGCTGATGATGCGTTAGGTCTTAAACAAAATCCTGGTACTATGATATGCAGCATAGATAAAGACTTGTTGATGTGTGAGGGTAATCATTACAACTTTGTAAATAAAACTTTTACAAATGTAACTAAAAAGCAAGGCACTGAATTCTTTTACCAACAGATGCTTACTGGTGACAGTGCAGATAACATCTTAGGTATTAGAGGTTTGGGTAATGTCAAAGCAAAGAAGATCTTAAATAATACCCTAAGAAAAAATTGGGATAATATGATTATTGATAGATATATAGAAGAGTTTGGTTACGATGAAGGTCGTAACAGATGCGTTCAGAATAGCCAACTCTTATGGATATTACAAAAAAACAAACAAATGCCAATGGACTTTAGTTATGAACAAATACAGAAGTGGGTTTGAAGCTAACATAGCTAAAGACTTAAAAGCTAGAAGAATTAAATTTGAATACGAAACTATAAAGATACCTTACTATTTAAGTAAGAAAGGTAGATGTAAGTTTTGTTCATCTAGTGTAGTGTTTATTCACAAAGTATATACACCTGACTTTATAATAGGTTCAATTATAGTAGAAGCAAAAGGTAGATTCACTTCAGTTGACAGAACTAAAATGGCTCAAGTGGTAAAAGAGAATCCAAGCCTTGACATTCGTATGTTGTTTATGCGTGACCAGTGGTGTACTATAATGACAAGTAAAAGAAATTATAATTGGCG